ACAACCTCGAGACGGCTGGCTATACCTCGGCGTGGACGCAGCCCGACACGGGCACCACGGCCCGGACCTCGATCGACCCCGGTTTCACCGAGGTGCCGATCGCGCCCGTCCCGTGCATCCCGTACACGCAGGTGAGCCAGCAGTTGATCCGGCAGGCCAATTTCGACATCGAGGCCGAGGTGATGGACACGCTCCAGCGCCAGCTCTCGAAGAACCTCGAATGGGGCTACGTCGGCGGCACCGGCACGAACGCGCCCACGGGCATCTTCAACGTCAACGCCAACGTGCATATCACGACGGCGACCTCGACGGGCACGACCCGCGCCCTGGCCATCACGGCTGGCGCAACGGTCGCGAAGCTGTCCGAAATGCGCTACACGAAGCTCCCGGCTGCGTACTGGGGCTCGGCGGCGTGGATCCTCCCGCAGGACACCTACGCGGCCATCGCGGGCCTCCTGGTCAACGGTGTGCCGATCTTCGTTCCGTCGGCTGACGCGGCGCTCGTCGGCGCGGCTCCGTTCACGCTCATGGGCCTCCCGGTCTACGTCACCGAGTACCTCCCGGCGCACGTCGCGACGGCAACCACCGGCAAGAACACGATCGCGGTCCTCGGCAACATCCGCGACGGGTTCTCGGTGCGAGAGTGGGGCGGTATCGGGATGATCCGCGACGAGATCACCGCGGCCAGCTCGGCGCGCGTCATCTTCCAGGGCATGGCGTTCGCGAACTCGGCCTTCACCCGCGTGAAGTCGCTCGTGCAGCTCCAGGTCACCAACGCCTGACGGTTCTTCTCCTCCCATCGGCAGGGGCGTCGGGCTGCACCCCCGACGCCCCTGCTTGAAGGAGCACGATGCCCCTGGACCTCGCCAAGTTCCGCGCCTGGGCTCGCATCCCTCACACCGAGGACGATCCCGCCATCGGCATCGCCTGGGCGGCTGCCGTGCGCGAGCTTGAGGAGCGCACCGGCTGGGTGGTCGATCCGGTCAGCCGGACGCAGTACGTCGGCGTGGAGCCAACGAACACGGAGAAGCTTGTACTTCTCTCCCGGCAGCCGGCGACGGCTGCGACGTGCGTCGATGACAATTCGGCCACGATCAACCTGACGCTGGTCACCATCAACGGGCTCCAGTATGCGAGCCTGGACGAGGACGACCTCTCGTACCCGCTCATCCTGACCGTGAGCTGCGGCTCGAATACGCTGAACCCGCTCCTTGAGATGGCGCTGTTGCAGCGTGTAACGCAACACGTTGCGAGCCGCGGCGACGATACGGTAACCCTGTCGAGTGACTACTGGGACCGCATCTCGGGCATGATGGGGAAGGGGATTGGCTGATGGCGCATGTTCCTTCTGGAATGCTGCGATACGCCATGACGGTGCAGAATCGCAGCGTCACGACGGATTCCCTCGGCCAGGCGGCGGAGACTTGGACGGACATCGCCGTCATTTCCTGCCACGCCGAGCAGATGCGGACCGCAGACGCATTCGGGGACGGTGGCCCCGAGATCCGCACGGACTGGCGCATCCTCGCCGCCTGGCATCCCGACGTTACGACCCGCAGCCGGCTGAAGTGGGTGGACCGCGGCACGACGCGCTATTTCAACCTTCGAGGCTGTTGGGACCGCGACGGCCGCCAGCGCCGCCTCGAGATCGAAGCCACCGAGGTGCTGCCGTGATTGTTTCTACCAAAGCCATCAAGGTGTCGGTAGACACCCGAGAAGTCAAAGCACTGCTCGAAAACATGCCGCGCCGTATGAGCGAATCAATACGCAAAAAGGCAATGCGAGCGGCTTTGCTGCCGGCGCAAAAAGAGCTCCGCAGAATTTGGGCAGCAGCAGCCTTCCGCGGCAAACGACCGCATAGAAAGGCAATTGTTTCTGCTACTCAAATTGATGTCCGCAGGCATGGATCAGGTGACCTTGCAACAATTCAAGGAGCGGTCGGAGTCAGATACGGGCGCAAAGGAGGAGCACGCGCCGCTGGCCGTCAAAAAGTGTGGCACCTGCTTGAGCATGGATTTTTCCGCCATAGCGTGACATCGGCCTATCGCGGTTTGTCTAGCAACTTGCGCGAAGACGCCGAATCGCGACGTGCGTTTGTGAAGTCAAAGCGTGATGAAATCTTCGCGAAGCACAAAGGCACAAGCTTCAAAGCCAAGAAAGCAAGAAACGCAGAAATGCGCGAGGTGTTTGCGGAAGCACGCGAACGGTGGACGGCATTGAGTGCTTTCCGTAAGGCCAAGGCTGAATCGTTAGAACAAGCACGATCAGCAGGGGCAGGAAGTCGGGTGCCTGGCAGGAAAATCTCCACCCGGTGGGTAGCGTCACATATTGACGAAGTCATGCAACGTATAAGAGATGCAGTAATTCGAGAAGCTCGAAAGGCGCTGTCGTGAGCTACTACGACGCGCTTACGTCGTTCGTGGACTATGCCGCCGCGGCCTGCGCTACGGCTGCTCCTGTCCCGCCGCTCAATGCGTCCATGCGTGTGGCCGGAACGCCGACGCCTGTCGCCGTCTACGACTGCACTTGCACGCCCGTGCAGCACCATCCAGGCACGTTCTCGGGGCATTGGGCAGTCGAGGCCACCATCACGATCATCGGCGACAATCTGCTCGAGATCGCAACTATTGCCGATTTCATCGGCGCGTACTTCAGCGCGAACCCCAATTTCACGCCGACCACGCCGTCGAGCTCATGCCGCATCGGCGTCGAAACGATCAGCTTCGCAACCGGTGCCGAGTCGCCCGACGATGGGCAGCAGGACGCCGAAAGAACCATCACCATCTCGCTCACGATGCAAGTGAGGGAAGGCTAAACCATGGCAACGATCATTGGATTCGGCGGAACCGGGACGCTCAACTTCAACGCCGGTGGCGCGACGACGTTCCCGGTTCGGAATGTCTCGGTGTCGTTTGAGCGCGCATCGCTCGACGTAACCACGCTGACGGACTTCCGCGAGAAGCGTGCCCCCGGTCGCATCCGCAGGACGGCGACGTTTGAGATGCTCGCCCAGGACAGCACGACTGACAACAACCTACGGACGCACCTGTACCCGACCACGCTCGCCGACGCGGTCAACCGAAGCGTCGTGTTGACGTACACCGATCAAGGGTCGATCGCGTACACGATCACGGGGCACATCACCAGCGCGTCGCGCACCGACGATGGCACCGGGCCCGGCATCTGGTCGCTGTCCCTGGACGAAGCCTGATGCCGCGGGACCTGACCCATCTCTTTGCCAAGACGCGGCGCGTCGAGCACCCCGAGCTCGGCGTCGTGCTGGTCCGCGAGGCCACCATGGAGGACTACCTCCGGGCAGGCGCGGATCGGTGGTGGTTCGCGTCGAACCTCCAATGCGAAGACGGCTCGGCGTTCGTGGCCGACGCCAGCGACCTCGGCCGGCTGCGGGCGGAACTGTCCGACTGGCTGCTCTCGGAGGTCACGAAGAAGCGCCCTACTCCGCCGCCGAACGGCGGCGCTGGCGCAACGGAGACGAGGCCACCCGAATGACGATGCCTGGCAACATCGCCGCGACCGAGTTCACCACGCTCGAGCGTTGCGAGTGGCTGCTTTCCTGCATCGCCTGCACCATGACGCGCAAGCCTGCCCACGAACTGCTCCCATGGGTCCGAAGCGGCATCCAGGAGCTCGGGAGGTCGCTTAATGGCTAAAGAGATGAAAGCCGTCATCCGGGCCGAGGTGGACCCGTCGGGCGTCGTGCGCGGCGTCAACGACGTCAATCGCCAGCTCGGCAAGATCAACAAGGCGACCGCAGCCACGGCGATCGCGACGGGAATTCAGGGCGTTTCGTCGGCGCTCGCCATGATGCGGAACGTCCTCGAGCAGATCGACCGACGAAACCTCGAGATACAGGAAATCGCGTCCCGGTTCTCGCCGCAGGCTCGGGCCGCGCAGATGCAGACCGAGCTCGCCAAGATGCGCCAAAGCATGGCGCTCGGTCCTGTGATGGCGTCGGAAATGCAGGCCGTTGAACAGGTCAAGCAGCGGGCGATCTCGTCGGAAACACAGCGGCTCATGGCTGCGCCGGCCGGCTCGCAGGCCGCAGCCGAGGACTTCAAGAGCTTCTTCACCGAGATGGCCGACCGGCTGCGCGAGTATCCGGGCCGAGTCCTAGGAGGCGGGCCGATTGCGAACCCTGTGGCTAATCCGATCCGGCGGTTCTACAACCCGTTTGGGGAGGACTTCTTGAGCGGGCAAGGCCTCGCCGGCGGCATGGGATCGGCGAGAGGCATGTCGTACGCCGAGAAGACGGCCCGCGGCATCGAGAAGATGGCGAGGGAGAACTAATGGGCACGTTCACCGTCGAAGAGTTCAAGGAAAGCCGCAGCTACCAGCTGGAGGCGTTCCCGAACGAGTGCTCCCTAACGGCCGTCTACACGGTCACTTGGACGCCTTCAAACTCGTCGGACCCGTATCCCGGTTACCCGGCCATGCTGGCGGCGGTAACGAAGCCACGCCAACGGCCGACGAGTTCACTCCACGAAAGTGATACCTATCACAAGACGCTAGTAAGCCGCGAGGTAACCATCACGGCGCTGGTCGAACGGACATACGCCTGGCGTGTGACTGTTCGCTATTCGACCCGCGGCCCATTGCAGGACGGGGCCGGGCAATTCTGCATCGTGACCCGCTCGACGAGCATCCGCCAGGCTGCGCTCTACCGATCGGGCGCGACGCTGCCAACGAACGGAACACCGTCGGGCTTTACAGACATCGCCGGCACGGCGGTCGATCTGAACGGCAACCCTCGCGAATACGAGGTCCCGCAGACACTTGTCTCGGTCGAAGTGTGGTGGGATCGCACCCTCCCGAGCGGGACGCCGGCGGCCGAGCCCGCCTACTCGACGTATAGCAGCACCGTCGGCAAGCGAAACAATGCCGCGTTCATCGGCTACCCGCAGGGCTCGCTCCTGTACCGCGGATTCCAGGCTGCGCCGATCGACAATTACTACCGCATCACCCATACCTTCCTGCACGACGAGTGGTACCACCTCGAGCAGATCCCGGCACCGAACCCAACCGGGCAGCCGGTGCTGGTGCCTGGCGCGACTTACGGCTCCTTCCAAGTGCTTCAGGCCGACGAGATCTTTTGGTACCAAAAGTACGCTTCGACGGCGTCGTTCAGCTCGCTCGTCACCGCCGCACAGCTGTCGGAACTGACCGCACCCGTACCGACCGCGATTCCCTGATGGCCTACCAAGTGCCGATCTTCACGAAGGGGCTCTACGCGGGCGCGAATCGGCACGTCATGCAGGGCATGGCCGACGCCTCGAGGACGGTGTCGGCGTCGCAGCAGGGGCTCGCAAAGGCCCGGCAGCTGGTGGTCGGCGGCAACGTCGCCAAGCTCGGGCTGTGCAGCGTGTCGCAGGCGACGCTTATCACGGCGAACCGCTGGAAGTACCAGGTCGAGGCGTTCTACCCGCCGTCGCTCGCCGGCGGCGGAATTGCCGCGCCGAACTGCTCGAGCTTCGACTACCTCGAGGTCCTGAATCTGCGGGAGTATTTCAACACGGCGACGGTCGTGGACGGCATGGACATCACGACCCCGGCGAGCACCATTGGGCCCGTCGGCAGCGTGTGGAATGGTTCTGCGTGGCCTACGACCTCGCTCGCGGCCGTGGTGAATGTCTACGTCGTGTACGCGCTGGACGGCACCGCGTGGCCGTATTTCGACCGTCCGAACCCAGTCCGCTGCACCGAAGAAGAAGGTGGTGGTGAGTAATGCCGAACGTCACGATCCAAACTCCCATCGTTAACCTGGTCATATGGCCGGGCGAGCTGCACTTCCTGACGGTGTACGTCCGCAACCTCGACACGGGCGCGGTATTCAATTGCACCGGCTACACGCTGAAGGGCAAGTGGACCATCGGCACGGCGACGGGCACGATCAACGGCACCTTCGTAAACGCAGCCAACGGCCATGGCACGATCACGACGCCCAGCGCCACCACGGCCACCTGGCCGAACAACGCCTGGGGAACGTTCACCTTGTTCCTCGATGACAACGCGAGCATCGAGAACCTTCACGTGACCGACTTCACCTTCCGAACCGCAGGAGTAGACATCCCATGATGGGCTCAATGATGCGCCGCGGCGCGATTGCTGGTACGAGCGATTACACCGCGGAAGTATTGCTGGTCGCTGGTGGCGGCGGCGGCGGTGGAACCACTGCAGGTCAATACGGTGGCGGCGGCGGCGGTGCTGGTGGCTACGTGTATTCATCATCGAAGACCATCGCGGCAACTGGGTCTAGCATCGCTATTGTGATCGGCGCGGGTGGTGGTGGTGGTGTTGGCGGTACTGGCGGCAGCGACGGCACCGGAAGCACCATCACGTCGTTCTCCATGTCCGCAACTGGCGGTGGGCGTGGCGGACGCGGAAACGGATCTAGCACCACTGGAAACAGCGGCGGAAGCGGCGGCGGCGCTGGTGGTTTCCCTGGAAACACCCCAGGCACAGGTACTGCTGGACAAGGCAACGACGGCGGCACAAACGGCACCCAAGGCGTTCCTTTCCGTGGCGGCGGCGGTGGTGGTCGTGGCAGCGTTGGCGAAAACGGCGGCGCAGGTACAGGCAATGGCGGCGACGGAACCTCCTATCTCGGCGTCAACTATGCGGGCGGCGGCGGCGGCGGATGCGGAACAACTGCCAGCGGAGGCACGGGCGGATCTTCCGTTGGCGGCAATGGCGGAAATGGAACATCGGCAACGGGTGCAAACGCGACGCCGGCTAATCGTGGTTCAGGAGGTGGCGGTGCGGGTAGTCCGGCAGCCGGCACTTCGACAGGCGGAACTGGTTCAGACGGCGTAGTAATCATTCGCTACGCAGGCAGCGCCATTCCAACAATCTCGTATTCCGGAACCATGAATACGTCAACGGCGGGAGGTTTTACCGTCCACACGATCACCACTAGCGGAACACTCACCACATGATCTACGCAGCACAGATAGACGAAAATAACGTGGTCGTTCGCGTTATTGTTGCGACGAGCCTTGCCTGGTGCGTCGAGAATCTTGGCGGCGAATGGCTCCAAACTTGGAAGGACGGCAGCAGGCGCGGAAAGTTCGCTGGCCCCGGCGACATCTATGACGCAGATGCCGACGAGTTTGTAACTCTGCCAGTTGACGAGGAAACGACTTGAAGGCCGCCGCCGTCATCCTTCCGCTCACCGGCTGCGCGTCGGCTACGGCGATCATCGCCCAGGAGACGAACACCGTGCGCGGCCGCGCCGGCAGCGCCAAGCGGCATCTCGACGCCGCCCAGGCTGACCTCGAGGCCATCGAGATCGCCGCGGCCGAGGTGCACCAGCAGGTCGCCTACGTCTCGGATGACGAGCACCCCGTCTACCAAACGCTTCAGTACCTCTCCATCGCCGTCATTGCAGCGGCCATCTTCGGCGCGATCTACTACATCAGAGGTCGGAAATGACGCTCCCCACATACGCATACACGCTCTGGCTCCTCGGGCTCTTGGTCATCACGTTCGCCGCAGGCTGCTCGGTCGGCCTCGGCTTCGCAGCTCGCCGCGCACCTCGAAAGGCTTCCCATGCTCGCAAGCGTTGAATCGTTCCTCGGCTCCCTATGGTTCGGGCTGCTCCTCGGCGTGACCGGGCTGGTCGCCGGGTTCATCTACTGCCGTCGGTCGAAGAAGTGAGCAGGCGGCGCTGCTGCTGCGGTCCGAGCACCACCATTTGGTGGGCAGACATCTGCCCGGACTGGTTCGACTCGTACTGCTGCGAGCCGTGCTGCGAGTCGAGCGTGGAGCGGATCGAGTTCTGCGAGTATTACCTCAAGTCGTTGGGCATTCCTTGGCCGCCTGATCCGGATACCTGTTACGTCATCGGGTACCAAGGCTGTGCGTTCACGCTGACGAACTTCTATTTGGGAACTTGTCCACCGACTTCGCCGACGTATCCGACCAACGTCGGAACCCTCATTGCATCGTTCCCAAAGGGGGAGGATCCTTGCTGTCGGCCCGACCCGTCTCAAGCCAATATTGAGCCGGGCGGCATCGCGGATCTTTCGACTGGGGAAGGCCCCGTGATCCTGCCGCCGGCGTCGCCGTGCGAAGACACCATTGCCGAGTGCTACCAGTACCAGGACCAGTTCGGCACGGTCTTCCCGGTGACGGTCTCGAGCAACGCCACCGCCTGCTACAACGAGTGGGGGGTGCCGTTCAACCTCCGGTGCGATGTCAACCGCCCCGAGACCTACGCCTCCATGTCCAAGTTCCTCGAGCAGGACGTCGGCCTCTGCTACCAGCGGGACCCGCCGCCGGGCGTGACGATCCTCTCGCCGCTCGCGCCAATCTCGTCAACCGCATATTACTTGTATTCGGTGCTGGAGTTTGCCGAGTGCCCGGACTGCTTCGACGCGCTCCAGTGCTGCGCCGAGGACCCGTACCCGGACCCGTGCGTGAGCATCCCCGGCCTGTGCTCGAGCGAGGTCGACGCGAGCGAGTCGTACACCGTCGAAACCCAGTACTCGCTCACGGACGTCTTCGGGGACTACTACATCGCCGACGCGCTTGAGATCGTCTTCAGCGCCTGCTACGCGCAGGCGGAAGGACTGGACATCACCGACCCGGCCGACTTCGCGGCCATTGAGGCCCTGTACCTCGGGAAGGTCTCGGTCTCCAATATCAACGACTGCACGATCAACACGGGCTGGGGCATCCTGCCGGCGACCTGCCTGACGGTCTGCGACTACACGATCAACGTCTTCAGCGGGGACGCGCAGGACATCTCCGACCGCATCACGGACAGGCTCAATCCGCTTGTGACCGCAACCTGGCTGAACCAGTACTTCTGGTTTGGAAACCGCCAGGGATGCTTTGACTGCGGCGACGGCCCGAACGTGCGCCCGCCGTCGTCCACGGGCGACTATTTGTTCGTCGACCGCATCCAGATCAACGTGCCAGCCTTCACCGTGAGCGTGATCCTGACCGGGCGCAGCCAACGCTGGCGGGTCTGCGCTTGCCAGAAGCTCGCCCCCTATAGCCCTGCGCCGTATGGCATCGTCACGAATGCGGCCATCGGCGTGAACACCCTGTCGCCGGCGGAATACAGCGCCGGGCTCCGGTACATGATGGCTCGCGTCGCCGAACCTGATACCGGAACGCAAAGCATCTGCATTGATACGGACTTCAACGTCGACGTTCCGACGTGCATTGAGGTCTTGGGTTACCCCCTGAACGACGTGTTCGATCCCATTACGGGATTGTTGTTGGTGCCCGGATGGAATCAATTGTGCGGGCTGTGCACTCCCAAAACGACTTGCAACAACTACCCGTTCGTATACGACGTATGCGCTTGCGAAGATGAGGAGTGCCAGCTCATCCCATGCGTTCAGGGCATGTTCCGTTCGACCAGCGTGTTCTGCCAGACATCCGGCGACATCATTGCGATCAACTAATGCACCTCACCATTGACGGCAAACAAATTGAGATCACGAACTGCCGGAGCTGGCACGTCGTTGGCATCGTTCCGTCGTGCTCTCGAGGTCTCCCGCTGAACTGCGACACATGTCCAAGCCGGGAACCTCGAAAAGGTGATGGCACAGATCCGCCCATGTATCACGTTTCTCCAACGGCCATCCGCATTGAGACTCAAACTGGCCTGGGCGACGTGATTGCCGGTGCGACCAAGGCGGTCGGCATCAAGCCTTGCAACAAATGCCAGCAGCGCCGGGCCGCGTTGAACCGGGCGACGCCGTCGTACGTCCGCCGGCTGCTGGCGTGGGCAAAGAAATTCCCGGTCCCTGGCCGAAAGTGATGGACAAGCGCCTGTCCCGTCGATAGTCTCACTCTCGGCGCATTCCGCGCCTATAGGAGAAGACCGATGAAGCACGAGATCGTTCCCGTCTCGACGGGACACCTGACCCCGATGCAGCGGGTGCAGCGCAACGAGGAGGCGGTGGCCGCCGTGGCCCACGCCGTGAAGAAGTCGTACATCAAGCGCATCGGCGATAAGGGCTACCTCATGGTCGCTGGCGCGCAGGCGGTCGGTTCGAGCCTGGGCTACACGACGGCCGTCGAGCAGCTGCGCTACGTCCCGCCGACCGAGCACCTCCCCGGCTACTGGGAAGCGACTGCCGTGGTCTACGACCAAGGCGCGATCGTCGGCCGCGGCATCGGCAGCGTGTTTGAGGACGAACGGCAATGGTCAAAGCGTGACTATTTCGCCCGCCAGATGATGGCGCAGACGCGGGCGACCGGCCGGGCGCTCAAGGGCGTCATGGGTTGGGCGACCGCGTTGCTCGGTGCCGAGGCGAGCCTCGCCGAGGAAATGCCCGCAGACGGCCCTACGATGCCCCAGGAGGCGTCCGAGGCTCCTCGACGGCTCCCGAGCCCCCCGAAGGCTCCGAGCGCCCCTAAAGGGCAGGAAGGCGGCCTTCGCCGCGTTCGCAGCGTTCTTGCGGCAGTCCAAGCCAAAGAGTCCAAGGCCGGGAAGCCGTACTACCGCGTCGGGCTCGAAGCGCAAGACGGCGTAACGGAATGGTTTACGTCGTTCGAGGAGGTGTCGATCTCGCCCGGCGTCTTGGTCGAGGTGACGCTGAAGCCGTACCGGGATGGCGAAGTGGTCGCCGACGTTGTCGCCGTGACGAGCGACGAGGAGGTGCCGTTCTAATGGCTCGAACCCATTCCAACGACGTCTTCCGCCTTGCGCCGTGCCTGACCTCGGACGAGCTGCTGGTGCTTCTCGCCCTGGCTGATTACGGCGAGCGGATCTTCCCGTCGCAGGCGGCGCTCGCCGCCAAGACGCGGCTCCACCGCAGCACGGTCAACAAGGCGCTCCAGTCGCTCCGGAAGAAGGAGGTGGTGCAGGCCAAGGGCTTCGGCAAGGCGCTCACCTACATGCTCGACCTGTCGCCCGCAGCGACAGGTACCTGTCGCTCGGAGCGACAGGTGGTGTCGCCCGCAGCGACAGGTGGTGTCGCTCCCAGCGACAGGGATCCTAACAAGAGAACTAACAACCAACCTAACCAAGGCGCGGCTGACGCCGCAGCGGGGGGGTGGGATCTCTCCTGGGAGGTCCGATCCAGGATCGGCGTTCGTGACCCTCGGGGCGACCCCGACGCCCAGCTGCGGGTCGCTCGCCGGTTGATGCGCGAGCACGGCCTGTCCGACGTTGACGCGCAATGGGGCTGGCGGCTTCTGTGCGAGCATTGGGCTCGCACCGGCAACGCACCGTACGACACCTTGCACCGGATCACGACGAGCCTCGAAGGCGCTCGCGACGTTCGGGCGGTGGTGATGCACAAACTCAAGGGGGTGGCAGCGTGAGCGCCCAACAAAGCCGAATCCACGAAATCACGACGTTCCTCGAAGTGAATCGCAAGCACCTCCCAGGCGTCATAGCGACCTACCTCGAAGAGCTGCTGTACATGAACAAGCATCTCGCCACCGCGACTTCTCGGCAGACGCAGGAAATCAGCGATCTCCGCGCCTTGCTGTACGGCAACCCGGACGCAAAGCACGACCGCGAACCGCCAGCGCCTCCGCAAGTGTGGCGTCAAGGGCAATGGGTGGACGCATGACCCAGTCACGCAGCAAGGGCAAGCGAGCCGAGCTCGAAGCAGCACGCGACGTAGGCGAGCTGCTCGGCGTCATGTTCCACCGGACGCAGCAATTCAACGGCAAAGGGTGGGGCGACATTGAGCCGATCAAAGGCCCAAAGACCGTTCATTGGGAGGTAAAGCACTACAAGGCAGGGCTCACATGGTGGGTCAAGCGCAGCGCAGACACGGCGCTGCTCGTCGCAGGCGAGCTGTGCTACTGCCGGCTGAATCATTTGCCGGGCATCCTGCGGCGCAACTACCTCGCGTATAGCAGCGTGACATGCGGCTTCGCCGAGCGCTGGATGCAGCAGGCAGTACGCGACGCGAAGACCGACCAGGTGCCTGTGGTGGTGTGCAGGCAGGACCGTTCGCCTTGGCTGGTCGTATGGCGTCGAGAAGACACCGAACGCATGATCGACGCTGTGAACGGAATTGCGAATGCGCCGGTTTAGGTTCGAGGGTGGCCTAGGCAATGCATACGACCATGGCAAGTCGATGCAGCATTCGCGTGGTGGGACATGGACACGCATCGCAAAGCAGCACAAGGCGATTCACATTCAATGCGCTCAATGCGGTTCGATTGTTGATCTTGAAGCGGATCACATTGTGCCGCTGCACCGTGGTGGTACGAACGACGCATCCAATCTGCAAAGCCTTTGCCGACAATGTCATGCGATAAAAACCGCAACGGAGCAGGGGAAAGATTGTGGCAAAAAAATCGCCCAGTTCCGCGACTCGATCGGATGATGGGTCCCCGCCATCGGGGCCGAGGCCCCCTAGCCGCCGTGGGCAC